AAGCTTCCGTGTAGACTCGCCACTTCGCAAAGGGTCCGTACCCTAGCTTCTGGTAGTCCCACGGCTTCTCGACGGTGAACATCCTGTCGATGCCCGCACCGCTGGACCCGTTCCAAACCGCACGAATGCGGTTGCGGTAGGTCACCCCGTTCACCTCAATCTCAATCATCCGACCGTCCCAACTGCGGTCGGTCGGCCAAACCACCGCGCCCGCCGACCCTGTCGATAGGTTCACCTGGAACACCCATGGGTTCCGGTTTGTCGAAGGGAGGTTGGTGTCGGCGGCGGTGATGATCGAGATAGTGTCCGTCGCCAGCGTGGGAGCGGCGTCGGGCTGTGTCGCGAACTTCAGTATCGCCTCGAAGAACAGGAAGGGTGCTTCGAGGGATATCTGGTTGTATGCCCGGTTGATGTACCGGTTGACGCGCACAAGTGCTTCAGGCGACTGGGTTGGTGCCCAGTCTGCCTGCGCAAAGATTGCGTCTCGAATGCCTTTGAGGTTCACGACCTATCCTCCACCAGGAAGGACTAGCCCGCGCAGTTAATCCAGCAGGTCATCTTGTCGCCCGCTGAAGTGCCTGCGTTTTCAGTTGAAAAGGCAAACACCCCCTCCTCTTCCCCAGTCGCCATAACGTCAGCCTGACCGCCAGTCCCGTGTACAATCAGAGGGGTGTTGGCCTGATCGTTGCCGGTGTCGCCTGCCTGCACCTCGCCGATGCCTTGCTTCAAAACAAAGCCATAAGAGCCTGCTGCAATCGCATGTTGGGCTACACCCAAAAGGCGAACATTGGGCACGACGGCACCAGAAGCGTCCGCCAGGACCGCATCATAGGTCGCGGTGCCAGCGTCACGCATAACAACAAGTCCTTCAGCAAAGGCGCTTGAAGCCTCGTCGTTGTAGACGTAGGCCCAAGTCTGCTCGCCCTGATCAGCGCGAGTGCCAGCCTGAGTCGCGGGCTCGACCACGATGGTTCCGAGAGGGTGAAGCTGAGTCGTGCTCACCTTCGTAATACTGTCTCCAAATCCAGACATTGTTCCTTCCTATGCGGTTGCGCCGCCGCAAACTACGAAGTTCGCGCGACGTTGATTGCAGTAGAGCCCCTGATGGAGAACCATCTCGGTGCGAAGCATATCCTGCTCGGGGAGACGGAAGGGCTTGCGCCAGCTGAAGGCACCCTTCGTCTCTTCCCCACCATGGCCGACGTTGTAAGCAAACCACGTCGATGACTTGAGGCCGTAGATGAGGCCACCTGATGCGTTTCCATCGCCCAGCGCGTAGTTGGGGTTGCTGAGGTCGATGGCGTCTTCGAGCCACAACGTCGCGTCGAGGAACTCAATCCCCTCTCGGATGTTGGAAGGAACGAAGTCGCCCTTGCTGACCGAGGAGATCCGAACCGAATCGGTCAGCTCGTCAAGCAGGTTCAGGTAGCTCTGCTCATCAGCGAACATGAGGTCCACGGGGCCACCGACCTTGCCCTGACGGGAAGCTGCGTAGTACGCCTTGCGAAGCATGCGGAGGCCATCTGTGCCAAACCCGCCGATCTGCTCGTACTGGTTGTACCAACCCGTGGTGCCGTCCGTCGCGTGGCTTTGGGACGCCAGGTTGTGGATGGTCGCGGTCTGGTTGGCGACGGTGTCGGACTGCAGGAAGCCGTTCCGAGCAACCCCTTCAGGATTGAAGGTAACGGAGCCAGCGCCCTCACCACCGAACAGCGTAGCAAACGCACCAACGTCCACCCCGGTCCCGCAGGCCAGCTGCGTCGAGATGCGCTCGTGAAGGTCGCCCACCGATGCCTCGGGGTAGTTCTTCAGGAGTTGAGCGAGGTCTTGCGCGCCATTGGCGTAGGCAAGATCCTTGAGGGGGGTGTCGAAGTGGTAGATCATCCGGCCAGCAAACGTATTCCCTCGCTTGCCCTGCTGGGTACGCCCACCACTGATGACTTCCGAGCCACCGTAGATGGTGGTCACCTTACCGGGGCCACCCTGAACGATAGTGAAGTCCCGGAAGGGGCCCTGAAGGGTGTCGGTCTTGATGTTGCCATTGGTGACAATCTTCTCAAGAAGCGGATGCCAAAGCATGAAGGTCTCACTGAGTCCCTTCATCTGCTCTTGTAGAGCTGTGGCGTACACGTCTGCGCTAATAGCCATCGTTATTTCCTAGTCGAACCGAGAGCCTTGGCCACCGCAAAATTGCGGATGTCGTCAAACGACTTTGGCTTCTTGCTTTCGATGTTGTTGGTCTGTACCGGACGAGCCCTACGGCCCGAACCGTTTGTCATCACCGCTCCCGCCCGAGGCCGAGGCTTTGATCGCTCCTGCTCGTAAGCAGCAAGCTGAAGCGCATGCTTCACGCTCGAGCCCTCCTTGAGCGCGGTCTGCGCTATCCCGTAAGGAGTGGGCTCAAGACGAGCGACATGAGCGGCGTCGTCTGCATCGACCCCCGCCTCCATCAGCTCTACAAACCTTGCCGACTTCGCGTCGTCAGCAAAGATGTCTTGGTTGTGGCGCTCAAACAGCTCTGCGTGTCGCTCAGCAAACTGGTCCGCAAACGCCTCTGCCGCCTTCTGCTGCGACTGGATTTTCATCTCCAGGTCGGCTGACGCCTTCTGAAGCCCCTCAAGCTGAGCAACCTGCGCTTCGTATTTCGAGGTCAACTCATCATTGGTGGTGGTCAGCTCAGCGATGCGTGGGTCTTCCATCCCCATCGCCATCTGCGAATAGAGCTCACGAGCAGCCTCGATGTCCCCGCGCTCCTTCTCCAGGGTGCCGTGGAGCTTCGCCCCCCACGCCTGGTACTCCTCAGGCCAAGAGTTGTAGCTCCCGTCCCACTCGTCCCAGTTGTACTCGTCGTAGGGAGACTTGGTGATCTCACCCTCAATAGGGGTGGTGACTTCTGGGGTAGAGGCCCCGGAAGCAGGAGAGGTCGCCTCCGAGGCCAAGCTATCCAACCCAGGAGTAGCCGCAACCGGCTCAGTGGACGCAGCAGGAGCTTCTGGAGCTTCTGCTACCTCAACGACCGGCGCATCTGAAGGGGTTGCCGCCTCATCCATAGGCGTCTTCCTTCTTCTTCTTCTTGCCCTTCTTGGGCCCCATCGCCTTCTCTACAGCTTTCATGCGTAGAATTGTGAGATACGGAGGTTTGGGCCCCATAGGCATCGGAACGTCAACGTCCTCCTCCCCCTCGTCAGCCTCTTCCTCTTCCTGGCCCTCAACGCTCTCAACGTCGATTCCCTCACGAGAAGCCTCATCCGCAATACCCTCTTCAGCAGGCTCGCCGGAAGCACGCAACTCCCAACCAAGCTCCTCCAGGCGAGTGATAACGGCAGCGGCAGAGTCAAGCTCCAGCAACTGCTGGGCGATTTCCTCTGGGGCGTAGGCGCTGGGGTCGTCTTTTGGCATGTTCAATCCCTACTAGGTGAAAAATTTTACGTCAAGGGGGAACTAGATCTTGCGCCCGTCTGGGGTCTTTCCGAACTTCCTTTTCTGGTAGTCCTCGCGATCCTTGTACCCCCACGCCTTTACCCGATCCTCGGCTTTCTTCCTCACCCGGTCCACTTTGTTCTTCCACTCGATGGAATCGGGAGCGTGGAACTCAGCGTGCGGCTTCGACTTTTTGTATTCTCGAAGCTCCGCAGGGCTCGTAAAGGAGCGCCCGATCTGGCTGATGGTCAAAGGCTTGCTTGGCATCGGGCCCACGGTTCGCACCGGTCGAGGCAGGCGACGGATGGGGCCACCACAGGATGGACACACGGCCTCATCGAGGTCGGCCAGGAGGATAATCACATCCTCGAAATGGCCGCACTCCTGGGCCGAGGCGCAGGCGATGTCGTAGACTGGCATTACTCTCTCCTCTCCTTCCAATCGCCAGAGCGTCTCACTCCAACGACGGGTTTCCAGGAGCCCTCTGCGAACTTGTCGGCGTCCTCGGCTGTAGGGAACCGAACGATGTTCCCCCTCTCCACAGCCGAGTGTGACTCCTTATCAAAGACATACTGTCCGTCCTGCGCTTGGAGTACAGGATACACATACGTCCCCACATCATCGGCTGCTGTGGCAAGTAGATGTGTTGAATCGGGATGTTCGGGGTGAGCCTCTTTAGGGTTCAACCCCATATCCAGCATCCGTTGAATAAACGGCACGGACTTGTTCTCATCGATCACCTGTCGGGCAAGCCCCACGTCTGTCGAGTAGTCTCGAAGCTCTTTGAGATAGTCCCGAGGCATCACTTCGCTCCAGGCAGTTGAGGCCTAGGCCCCTTCGCGGACATCGGAATCCCAGGACCACCTGGGCCACCCACTCCCGTGGGCGAGATGGGAACGTCAGTCCCCTCGGGCAGGGCCCCGGTGGCGATGTTGTCCATCCCCGGCATCCCTGGGGGAGCGATTCCGCCCCCACCCATCATGGCCGCCATCTCGGGAGGTAGACCCATGGGCTGCTCTTGTCCTGGTGGCGGGGGTGGCTCTTCGGTCTTGAGCACGTCGCCCAGTTGGAGCAGCTCCAGCAGCTTGGCCATCAGCTTCTCTTGGTCGATGGCTTTGGACTGCATCAAGATCTGAAGGTACTTTTCCAGGTTCTTGAGCTGGATGATGCGGTGGTTCTCGGTGGGGGAGTAGGGGACTGCGTCGTAGTCGTAGTCGAGCGGCTCCTCGCCGTCCTCCCGGTTTTCCGCCATCAGCATCGACTTGCGCGAGACCTCCAACACCTCTCGGCTATCGGTCAGCCGGATGGCAAGCTCGGAGTCTCGAGGCAGGAACTCTTCGTAGAGGCCCACCACCTTCTTCCCGAGGTCCGACACCAAGTCGTCCATCTGCTTGATGCGCTTCCCATTCCGGGTTCGCGTGGCGGTGTCGGCCAGGGCGACCTCGGTGGCCACGTCCGCAACACCCACCACTCCACGGGAGTACTGAGGGATCCCCAAGATGAACTCGATGATCTGGGTGCATCGGCTTCGCATCTTCTCGAAGTTGGGATCCATCTGCGGAACAGGGGTCGAGCCAATCACGTCTCGTAGCGGAGCGTTGTTCTTTGCCGTCAGCCAAGCAATCATCCCCGGCTGGTTCGCGCTCCTCAACATCTCCATGAACTCTTCGGGGTCATCCACCAGAGCTTTGTTGAGCACCGTCACCGGGATGGAGGTGTGTGCGTGCCATAGCTCGAGCGTGTCGATCTCGTTGAGGCGCTCTTGGGGGCCCTCGATAAGCCGAACGTCTGACAGGCCGCCCAGGTCGGTCTTGTTGTCGTTGAAGGTCAGTAGGCTGAAGGGGTTCTTCACGTACCTGTACGGCAGGCTCCCCTCGAAGAGAGGTTCGTCCACATCCTCAAGCATGTGGCAGTACCGCTCGCCCACAAAGTCATAGACCTCGAAGACCGTCACCCACCGGTAGTACGCCTTGGTGGAGCTGTTGATGGCCTCCGACTCCCGCGTCCGGTCTTCCAGCCACTGTGGGTACCCTGAAGGCTTCGCGAGCTCAACCACAGCCTTGCGGTAGTTCGCCCCGCTGCCGTCCCGCTTCCGCTTCGCACGCTTCTGGAACTCATCCTCGGTCAGCACCGTGACCTCGATGAGGTACCGAATGTCTTCCCACCGAGCAGCAGCCAGGTCAAAGAAGACGTGGCGCGGGTCGGTTACGAAGGTCTCGGGGGTGCCCCGGTCGAAGTTCCATGCGGTCTTGATGAACGCTCGACCACACAAAGACCCATCCGTCGCCGCCGACCACATCCTCTTGTGGAGCTTGTTGCGGCGGAAGCAATCGTTGATGAGGGCTTCTCGGAACTTTGCTGCAGGGCGGTTCTTCTCCCGCCTCGCAATGACCGACACCTGCGGATTGGTGGGGCAGATGTTGCTGATCATGGTGTCGATGAAGGCGTAGGGGTAGTTGGTTTCGAGGTTGACGTCCTCCTCCCCCTCGTCCAAATACTCCCCACCAGCCCCCTGCGGGACATCCTCTTCCTTCTGCCAATACTCGGACAGGTACCACGACCGGTACTTGTCCCATCGGCGCAAGTCGTACTCCTGCTTTCGCTTGTGCGACTTGATGATCCCAAGAATCTGTTCGCCTTTCAGCATGGATTACTCTCCTAAGCGGGAGGATCTACCAGGAAAAGTTGCCAGGGAGGGGATCTTCATGCGCCAACTCGGCTTGTAAGTCTGACTCAGAAAGACTGTCAAGTATAGTGTTGACCTCCGCTCGTCGTTGCGGGAGGACCCGATCCAGCAATGCCTCCTTACGGAAAGCCAACTCCACAGCCTTGTTGCGCCCCATGGGGTCTGGCTGCGGAGTCCCCTCCTCAAGCTCCTGCAAAAGTGGCTGCAATTCCTCTTCGGTCTTGCCAGCAAGCTTGTCCTCTA